ATTGAACCACGGCAAACCCCTGCCGCTTGTTAGGTGTTTCTATATAATGGTGGCCACCCAACGAAAAAATAACATGAAAAATCCTCACCAGCTGAGGCATACAAATTAATTACATTCCTAATACTTGAACCTACTGTTGTTTTGAGTAAAGTATATTTAAAAAGTGGATTATACGGATGTGATACGTAAAATGAAGCACCATCCGTCCTAGTAATAAAGAACTTAGCCTCATTATAAAAGGGCATTTCAAAATCAACTACAGGATTTATTTCTCCCATAGTCAAAACTGCTCCTCTCATCACACTATTTCCATATACTTCAGCAGCATCGGCACAAAGTGTAGACTCGTCAACATATGCTTTGCTACCTCTAGAAAATTCAGCACCTACAAATTCCACTTCTTCTCCTCTAGTAACCAAGATTTGTGTAGTGTTTTGGCATAAACTACTTATCTTCCATCTACAAGCACCTTTATATCCAGAAAACGCCAACATGACGTAATTCATCATAGTCATCGCACACTTATTGCGTGCAGCAGCTATGGGAAAGTCATTTTGGAGCTGTGGATAAAAAGGATACATAGGATGTACAAAATAATCTATAATGCCGGTATTTGAATCCACTATGGTAGCATAGTAACTATCTCGTTTTAATAGTGTACGAAAATTAGTCACTACTTCTCCCATATAAAGTTTATTTATTTGCGGATTCATATCAGATGCATGTGTAACACTGCGTACTCCAACTCCTACACTGTCCGGATTTATTAATTGACCACTATCCTCAATACCAGATTGAGGAACAATAGTTTGCCACTTACCCACTGTATGCGGATCAGCTAGCTGAAAGTCATTACCAGCTCTAACGTAACAAGCTATAGTGATATCATTTGACACAGTAGGAGAAGCAGGTGCCGTAAGTTCATTTACAACATATATACTTATAACTCCATTCTCTCCTCTATTTAAATTACCACTTGCTGTCATAGGTAATGTAGACAAAATACTTGAATTTGGCCAATCTAATAACGGATTTACTGAATCTCCTAACCACTCTCTATCTTGGTAATTTCCTATCCTCACTTCAAAATCTGACGTCTCACCTATATCTACTATATGTGAAAAATTAATATTGTCTTCTCTATTTAACTGTGTACCATACGGATCATAAATAATTGCTAACCTCCCTCTATGAAAAGCCGACTTTATTATTTGAAACCTGTATATTAATGAACCAGTCCAATATTTAAAACAATTTGCTACTCCACACACCGCAGTCATAGATATTCTTTCAGTATCTACAGTGCCACGCCTATAAGTCCAAGGCGTAACAACATAAGATTGAAGTAAACTACCCGTACCAACACTAAGCTGCCATTCAAACTGATTTAAATACGAATCTCTACCAGTAATATAATTTAAAGACATTTGATCTTCTGCAGATAAACAGATATCCATAGGGGATATAGAAGTTTCCTGCTTTACATCTAATGACAGTTTTATACTATTACTAGTAGAGTTTGTAACTGCTAAAGATCCTGTGGGCCTAGGTATTAAGGGTTCAGGTTCTGCTACTGCTATAGGTTTACAATATCCTAAAATAGAAGCTATATTGCTTGTAACAGTAGCTGCTTTTTCAACAGCTAAAGCATAAGGACCTATACCAGGTATGGAAGTAACATTTCGAGCAACAGACGCTACATTAGTAGCTGCCTGGCTAATAGGTTTCTCCACACTCTCTTCTTCCCTACCACTTTGCGGAATAACCCTCGCAGCAGGAGGTCCTGCCTGCGGGGCTAAATCAGTCATGTATCTATATGTTGGTCCTTGTACTTCCACATCTTCAAACCATGCATAAACGGAAATAGTAACCCTTTCATTAGAAACTGCTAAATCTTGACTTGAATGTTTAAGATTTGCTATTGGATTAAAATATATTGTTCCCAATCTACGAAAATCCAAATTATCAGTCAAACTAATATAAGGATAAGGGTAAAAGAACGGTAAAACCATTTCTGCTCCACCAGATGTTGAAGGATCCAAGAAAACACGAGGATACTGTGATATTGGCACTAATAAGTCTTCTCCACCTATAGAAGACACCGGCCTAGTAAAGGTTAATTCACTAAAAGGTAGATAGGACGCCATCATCCTTCCATAAAAGAAACCATTACCATTTAATAAAAACTTAACATGACACGTCCCTCTAAATAATTGAAAGTTATTTATCCTATTCTGTATTCTAGGATTAGATAACAAAGATACCCATGGATCTACATCTGTATGAATAGGTCCAGCACCCCAACTAATAGTTTTTATTAGCAAGGGACGCTTTAAAAAATCACTCAAAGAGATATTGTCATGTAATAACCGCGTATCAGCCCTAGCCCCCGACAAATTTAACACCATAGGTTCCTCTGTTTGTACGAAAGTTACCACTTGTTCTTCATCTTTTTCTACGCCTGATTGCATTTGTAATTGCGCTCCATCCGAAACGACTCCCAGTTTAGTGACGCGCTGGTTCTCGTCATTTAGTTTATAATTTTCTGTAGTACTTTGGGTCCATACGGACCAATTTTGTATGTCAAAACTAAACTCTTGCGCAAGCCTAAACCACAGGGGTTGACATTTCCTCCATTGTTCGGTAACCAATACACAATCGTCATTATCCACCTTCCATTTTTCAACCATTTCTGAAAAGCTAACTTCTAACAGGTTACAAAATCTTAACAAATCATGTTTAGTAGCAATTATACGCAACTTTCGGCGTGAATCCTCATAAAACTGTTTTCCATGAAACTTTGCTTCAAACAAGAAATTGTCTATACATTGTCCTGTTAAAAATTCAAGTGTAACAGTGCGCGGTGGAACATGGCACATAATACACTTAAACATGCTTTTCTTAGATAAAGGCGCAACTACCATACCAAACTCTTTTACATATACAAGTCTTCTTTTTAGAAATTCCACTTCATGAAGTTTGTAAAAGCGTTTGTTAGATGTGCGTCCTTTCTTCTCCATATCTGTACCTAAAATACCTAATGAATCCCAAGCCTTAAGTACATTGCTAACTGTAAAAAAGTTAGCATCTTTAGATACATTAGCAATAGAGTCATCCCCATATACACGTAAAGTAACCAAATCAGAAAAAACTCTAGGTCCTGAATACAGATAATGGAAAGCCATCCGATAATAAGTAGAATTTATCAGACAGCCCAACATAGATGTGAGAGGTGTACCGGACGGCAACATACCGGTCATACTTACCAAATCACCATGCACATCTATTAAAGGAAAGAGTAACATATTCTTAAGAACAGACAACCTGTTATTATATTTACCAGATTTGTTACAAATAATATTAAACGGAGAAAAGAAAATGTCAATACATCCACTCATAACTTCAAACATAACAGTAGCATCCATATTGGCTAAATCTAAAGCAACCATTCTATTCTTACCATACCGGGTAATTTCCATAACAAATTTAGTCCAATCAGTAGAATGTGCGTTTATTCCAACTACTATTTCCGTATATCTTGTATTTAAACAAGCATACCTACAAGTAGTTAGTAATAATTCTCTCAATATCATCTGTATAAAAGTACTTGACATAAAGAAAGAACGAACTTTTCCAATGTTAGCCTTTTCTACGGTAGTAGCTTCTAACTTAAGTTGCTGTATAACTATATCCGGAACTATAATTCCTCTATCCATCATATCTTTATACTCTCTTACTCTTTCCATTACCCAGTCAAAAAAGCTCCAAGTATTATCCGAATTTTGAACAGCAAATTGCGATTTACTGCCTACATATCCCGCTCCAAATGCAGAAGACATGTTCATGCCGCCCAAAAACCGTTTACCTAGAACTCCATTGACTACCTCAAATTCATTTAAAATCCTTATTTCTTGTTGCCAAAAATCTTTATCATCTCCATATAACAGCGGATATAGAAATCTATCTTTTAAATCACTCTGAGCTTTCCTAACTAAGCCTACATCACGAACTGTATTTTTCCTACTAAAAGCTCTTATAAGTTGTCTGACACCATGACGCTTATCATCATCATACTTAAATGGAGGAGCCACATATTCTGTCTCCACCTTGAAAGCCTGTTTGACATCCTCACATATTGGCGTATACACAACTTTATTATTATAACTATATCTCACATTTGCACTACCTAACAATTGGACTCCATCTAATCGATCTACTGTATCTAAGAAAGGATTTTTCCTATATATTTTTGGAGTATAATTCTCTAATGCTGAGTGCTCAAAGTCAAAACCACTCTGCAACAACACTCCATTTGAAAAGTATTCAATTGCTTTCTCAAGATCCCCACGTAGAATAGTACTAGCTACGCTAATCTTATTAGACGTATTTCCACCTACATGAATGCCTAATATACTAGAAACTTTTCTAGTCTCGTCAAATAATACAGCACCGCACAACCCAGAAAAATTATCACACGAATACAAATATCCAGGAAATGAACTTTCTTCATGCGGGGAATTGTTAGTTACAGAGCTAGAATATACTATATCTTTAGTATCTAACATACTTTTAACTCCTAAACTTTTCTTAAATAACAACCTACCTACACATTTGTCTATAATAGGTGAGGTAGGGAAGGAGTCAAGTAAATCTTTAGTACGTAGATGATCCATGTGTTTTTCAAGAAACATCACACACAAATCACCCGGGAGACGATAAATATTGTCAGATAACAATTGCACTTCAATAATAGCGTTACCGCAATTTTCATAGGATGGTATTTCAGTCTTAACAAACTGAAGTATATTTCCTATTGACTCATATACGAAATGATACGGTAATATCACATATTGATTTGCAAAGGACAAAGCAGAAACTATCTTTTTCGAACAAGTATTCCTAACAAAAAACATATTTTTACTCAATACATTTTCTAATTCAGTAGGCGAACGATTACTTGTAACACTTGCTTTATTTAAAAATACTTCCTGCTTATTTTTATACCACTCTTGTTTAGTCGCGTTATCTGATTGTTTGACCTCCTCAACACTCATATCATATCCCACTTGTATCTCACAATACAATGTTGAAAATTGATCAACCAACATTGGTATAAACATACTAATAGTAGTATATGACAACCCAATAGGTAATAACACATCCCTTACTAAGTCAGGTTCTGAAATTTTCCTACATTTTTCATAGCGAGTGATATTTCTTAATATTTTTGTGGAAAACTTAGAAAGAGACATAGGCTCCCATCTTTCTTCCTCTTTCTTTTCTGCTTTCGTAGGAGTCCTAACAAAGTTGTTATACATAAATGTAGTAATGCCATAGTCCAGACTATGACTATCATGAGCTACACCCACATTTAGCAACTTATAATTATATAAATAATTAATATAATCCAAAGCCATTCCAAATCGTATTAATGGATGCTTACCATACGCATAACAGGCCAAAGCTGTATCTTCTAAAAACACAGGTATAAAGTCTAAAGGATTAGTTATAAAATCTTCTATATAAATGAATAACCTATCAGTAATATACAACACAATATCACTAACAAACCCTGTAAACCAATTACTCATCAAGTTCTTAACCTCTATACTCAATTTCTTAACATTATGTATTAGCAATGACGTCTGTAAAAATGTAATATCCATATTTTTAATGCGCATATCTCCTAGCAAATCCATTAGCTTTTTACAATATACAATACGTTTGTCAACTCCCGATTGGCAGCGTAACGAAAATTGCATATAGTCAAAAGAATTATCATACAAACCTTGACTTGAATATGTACTATCGGAAGCAGAACTAATATTAGAGGCATACTGTTCACCTTCTAAAACTTCTTCATTGATGCTCTCCTCAATGTATTCATATTCATGGTGAACAAAATCATCTTCCACCGCTGTATCATATGAGTTAGCAAGTGATATATCATCATCTTTACTTACTAGAACCTCTGAGTTATCAGAAGAAACACTAGATCCTAGTAAGGATGGTAAACTATCTTCATCTGAAGCTTCAGATATATCATACAATGCCAACTTCTCAAAAGTTTCCCGCTCTTCCTGACACTTATCACAATGCAAACCTAAAGGTAACCCATGTAGACAATAATTAGTTTTGTCATATACTTTTTCATTAACCTTAAGTACTGACAATTGACCATCAAAATGTTTCTTTGAATGCCATTGCAAAAACTTTAAAGTGTCTTCTAAAGATCTCCTCTCCATACGACTACCAGCACAATCCTTGGCAATTACATAACGGTGCAAATTATCGTATTCTTTAACTGGCTGCATAAAGGTATCTTTAATCTGAAAACCTATATCTTGTATTTCACATTCATAACAAGTAAATAGCCAGGCATCAGGACAAATAGATTCTCTTTGCTCAGGTGTCATTCTGCTATAATCAATACTAGTCGAAATAGCATTTTCATCAGTATTTAGTTTCCTATACTCAGGTTTA